CCGGCCCCCCCCCCCCCCCCCGTCGGCGCCCCCGCCCCGCCCGGCCCCCCCCCGCCCCCGGCGCGGGCGGGGGGCCCCCCCCCCCCCCCCCCGCGGGGTGGGGGGGGGGGGGGGCGGGGGGGGGGACGGGTTTAACGCTGTGTGTTTGGGTCGGCGCACCTCACCCCCCCCCTGCCCTGACGCCAACGCCGACCCGTGCCCCGCCCGTCCGCACAGCCGGTGCCGCGTGGCATCGCACGCGCTGAGTTAAGAAAACGCTGAAGCGGCTTACACCCTCACACATGCCGCGTTGCTTCGGGTGGTCATCAGGACCCGGGCAGATGCACGAGTGGTGACCCGCGCTGGTTGGTTTACAGACTCTCTTGACTTACCGCTATGGTGGGGACACGCTCTTGTCATCGTGTTGGCCGACGCCGGTTGGAGGTGGCGGCGGCAGAGACGTGGGTTGTCAGTCCCTTTTTGTTTGGGAGTGGGGCTAGGGGGTGCGGTGGTGGTGGGTGTGTGCAAACAGTGTATGAGTGTATGCCCTTCCGCAGCTGTTCGGGGGGGCGTTTTCCCCCGGCGCTGCGGAACCTGACAATAGGAGCACGGCGTGGGTTTTCCCTTGACTCTATGGTGTCCCTCTGCTATACTAGTATGAGTGATCGTTGGGTGTCGCATCTTATGTTGGGGAGGGGGAGAATGGCAAAGCGAGATTGGACGCAGGGCCGTACCATGCCGCGGCAGGTCGTGACGCTGCGGGCGGAGCAGGTGGAGTGGCTGCAGGAGTATGCTGTGCAGGATGATCGGAGTCTGTCGTCCATCGTGCGGTCGGCGTTGGATTGCTACCGGGCAGAGGTGGAGCGGGCAAAGGCTGGGGGTGCGGTGGTGGGGAATCGCACAGGGTAGAAGGGGAGGGGCACGCGGTGGGGTGTGCGAAGGGGGGTTGGTGGGGGGGGCGGGTCGCACGTAAGCGCCCGCGCTTCCCCCCCACCGTGCGCCATGCTCTTGGCGCACATACTAACGGTGGTGCGCGACGCGTGGGTTGGGTTCGCGACGCGCTGCTTGGGGTGTGTCCTTGCGTTAGAGAGGGGGTTTCGGGGGGGGCATGCGGCGGCCCGTAGGCCGCAAGCGCTCGCCCCCCACGCTGGCCGCGATCCTGCGCGGCCAGATACTAACGTTGGTGCGCGACGCGTGGCGTGAGTGTTGCGATCACGTGTTGCAGAATCCCGTACACTCGTCCTGCCAGAGGGATAGCTGGTTGGGGGCGGGTGGTGTGGGATCTGCGAGCGGCCGGCAGTCCTTGCGTAGGTAGATCGCTTGGCGGTGTGTGGCGTGGCGGATGGCGGTGTCAACGGCGGTGGCCTTGGTCCAGTCGTGGGGTGTGAGGTTGCGCCAGTCCTGGGCGGTCTGGTACGGGCAGAAGCAGCAAGTGCTCTTGGCGGGTATGGGCAGGCTGTGGGCTGTCAGCCAGGTCTTGCAGTCGTCGCGGGTCATCTTCAGATCGAGCAGGGGATAGGTGTTGACGATGTAGTGCACGTCTGACGGCCGTGTGCGCTCGATCTCGTCCAGTGAGATGCCGATCCACAGGTTTGTCTGCTTGATGCGCCAGCCTGGGCCGATGGCTTGGCGGATGGCGGTGCGGATCGGGTACACTTTCCAGTCTCTGGTGCATTGACGGGGTAGCATGCCGCGAGGTTTCAAGTACGCGGGGATGGCTACCCCGTTGGCGCGCAGGATGTCGGGGTGTGGGGTTTGGACCGTGACAACGGTGATGCCGTGCTGCGTGAGCCAGGGCGTCCAGGTGTGGGCGATCTCGTAGGTTGTGCTGCGCTCGTGGGTGGTGTCGGCGTGGATGGCGTAGTCGAGGCGCGGGAGATCGCCAAGCGCGGCCATAGCCGCGAGGGCGAAGGACTGCACACCCCAGCCCAATGACAGGATGTTCACGGCTTAGCGATCGGTTCTCGGGTGTTGATATAGCGGATGATCATGTTGATGATCGCGACGAGGGCGGGCGCGATGATGACCAGGTCGGTGGGTGGCTCGTAGACGCCGAAGCCGAAGGCGTTGAATATCTGCGTGACCAGCCAGAGGACGAGGAACGCGCCGTTGATCAGCATGGTGGCGGACAGTCGGCCGGATGTGGTTCTCATGGTTCTCTCCTTTAGAGTATGATATGCTGCTTGTGTTTGTCGGGCTGGTAGGTGGCTAGAACTGTTCCCCGTGGGGTTGGGTCAAAGCCTTTGATCTCCTCGTATGTCGGTTGGTCTCCTGGTTTGCCTCGCGGGTCTTTGAAGCTCCCTGTCATGATGGCGAAGCGGTGCCGTGGTTGGCTTGTGAGCTGGCCCTTGGTTGTAAGAAGGCGGTCTGTCAGGCACTCTTGGACGTCGCGCTTGTGGCCATGGCCGCAGATGATGAGGTCGGCCTCCGTGTGTCTGTGGAGTAGGCGCTCGAGGTTTAGCGCCCGGCCGCCTGCTAGTCGGGATGCGAAATAGCCGTGCTCTACTCGGATGGTCCATGTGGAGATCTGTTTGTTGTTGGCGCGGTCGAAGTGCAGGCGGATGTATGCGCTGTAGCCCAGGCAGGGAAGGGAGAGGGCGCGGGCCATGGCGTGTGTTGTCTCCTGGTCATAGTGGCGGCGTACGGCGTCCTCGTGGTTGCCTGTGATGAGGCCGATGCCTTTGGGGGCGATGGGCGTGAACTTGCGTGTGAGCCAGTCGGTCTGGAGACTGGCGATCGTGATGTTGGCTGCGGTGCGTTCCTTGCGGGTGGTGGGGTGGCTGATGGCGTCTAGCAGCCAGGGCGCCAGGTTGTAGATGTCGGCGCGGGGGTCTTGGAGATTGATGTAGTCACCCCAGTCTCCCAGGCCGATCCACAGGGCAAGGGGGTTGTCGGCGATCTCCGCGAGTAGGGCGTCAAGCGCGGGTTCATCGCATTGGCGTGTGCCTGCGTGAATGTCGCCGACGGGGTAGAGACAGAACGTGTCTTCCCTGCTGGTGTAGACGATGTGCTGTGTGTGGTATTCCATGTTTAGGTTAGTAATGCCTTCGCGAGCGCAAGGATTCCGGGCAGGCCGAGGAAACCGGCTAGCTTCCAGAGCATGTCAATTTGCCCTGCCAGTCTCGCGCCTGCGAGCTTGAGGTTGTCAACGTCCTGGCGGAGTGTGGCGATCTCCTCGAGGGCGTCGGTGAGTTGTACGGCTATTGCGCCGGTGGTCTTGTCGATTTTGGTGACGGTCTCTGCGATCTTGCTCATGTCAGTATGCGCTCCCCGCTGCTGGCTGCCAGAGCACTGGGCCCAGGCGGTAGTCGTCATAGAAGTCGGTGATCTTGGCGTGTATGACGCTGGCGGTTGTCGTGTACCAGTATAGGTTGGTCAGCGTCAATGTCAAGGTCTGGGCATTGTACACGGCGGTATCGTTGGCGCTGACGCCGGTGACCGAGATATTGGTGTTGGTGATCACGGGTTGCTGGTTGGCCTGCAGGAGCATCCCCGTACCGTTATAGGTTAGGGTAACATTGGTTAGCGTCACTGGCTTGGTGATGTGGAGCCCGATGGTGTTCGTCGTGATGGTGGTGTTGGTCAGCCAGGCGACGGAGTCCAAGTCAATGCTCTTGGCGTCCTTGATCGTCGTATGGGTCAAGTCTGCGCGGCCTGGGTTTAAGACTGCGAGCGGCCCCCAGCCGCCGCGGCCGCTGGTGGTTGCGTGATGAATGGTGATTGGGCTTCCGGCCGTGCCTGCGGCGATGAGGTTGCCATAGATATCCCACTTGTATGCTCCTGAGTTGCGGATGTCTGCGCCCGCGGCCAGTGTGAGGGTGATGCCCACGGGCACAGCGATGTTACAGGTGACGGTGTACACGCCTGACCATGTGGTGTCGCTTGCGATCCATCCGCAGGGCGGTGTGGCGGTGGGGGTGGGCGTGACGGTTGGCGTCTGTGTGACGGTTGGGGTATGGGTGGGGGTGTTGGTGACGGTGGGTGTCGCCGTGTGGACCGGGGTGTTTGTGGGTGTGGCCGTGTGAACGGGCGTCGGGGTGGCGGTGGGTGTTGGGGCATCCCATCCGAGGAGCAACTGGGCCGCGCCTACGGCCTGCAGGTCAATGGCTGTGCCGTTGGAGTACTGGTTATTGCTGGCCTGGTTGTCCCTCACTTGCAGACAGAGGTAGTTGCCGGATACCCAGCCTGCCTGATAGATCACATCGTCAACAACGGTCGCGATGTCCGCGCTCGATACCCATCCCTTACCGCTGCCAGGAGTGAAAGCAACCGAGTGCGCGCCAAGCGTGCGGCTCAGTGGCCACGAGGTCGTATAGTTAGCGCAGTTGTCGGCGGCCTCGGCCCAAATCAACAGGTTGGGTGTGCCTGCTGCCGCGCTGACGCTTATTTGTAGTGTGGCCGTGTTGACCGTGCCACCGGGTGGGAATGTGATGGCCCAGCGATAGCCGGCTGTGCTGTCCACGGTGCTCTGGCCTGCGTCGGTGGTGTTGCCCGTCGGATAGTTGGCAGCGTAGTAGCAGGTCGTGTCATCGGCGCTGGCCGCAATGGCGTTGCTGCTGGTGGTGCGCGCGTAGATGGCGCGGGGTGTCGCGCTGGGTGGGGGCGTGGGTGCGCCTGGCGTTGGGGTTCGCGGATCCGCGAAGTTACACGCGGCTGCGAGCGCGAGCGTGGTCAGCAGGATGGTTGCGAGTGTAACCAAGATCTCGTTACGTGTGCTAGATGGTTGGCGCATCGTCTTGTATTCCTCTGTGTCTGTGTCCGAGTGATGGGTCGAATAGTGGGTTACTTGGCTGTGCGCCTGAGTACGTGCATAGGATAACAGCATCCAGATGGTCTGTGTCATTGAAGAGGAGCAGTGCGCACTGTGTGCCTGCTGTGCATGCCCACCACTCTATTTGATGGCTGACTGGCACGGCGCTGATGTGCGTCAGTTGTGCGCCCCACACCTCAATGGTGGCTGTGTGAGACTGTCTGTCGTATGATTTGATGACTGCGCGCACTGTGTCCACTGTTGTCCTATGTGTGGGGCTGACGTGTGAAGTGTGTACGCGCTTCATGTTAAGAATGAATGCGAGTGCACACATGATGCTCTGCAGATCTGGATCCTAAACTAGTACCCCTACCCCCCCCTGTACTGGCTGTCGCGCGGGCGGTGTTTGTCGCGGGCGCGTTATGTCCACGTCGGCGCGCCGAGGGTCAGGGTTTGCTCGTACAGGCCCGGGCGTTTGGAGCGGTCAAGTACTGTCGTGATGTCCAGGACGGCGTAGGTGTCATTGAGTGCGAGTATTGAGTCTTGGACCGTGACGATGTCTGTCAGTTCCTGGGTTACGTTGGGTGGCGTGGTGATGGTGGCTTGCTTTGTGGCCTGGGTGATGGGGCGCAGCACGTTGGCGGCCAGCGTGGCGGCCTGGGCGTTGGTGGTCGTGCGTCTGTCCACGTGTATGGTCAGGCGGTCGGCGTTGAGCAGCTCGATGGTGGTGTGGTCGTAGGCGTGTGCGTGTATGCTGGTATCTGCGCCGTATGCGAGTAGATGCGTGGCGGTGGGCAGCGTCAGGGTGTAGTCGCCTTGTTTGATGACGTGGGCGGCGCCGTAAGTGTACGTGTTGGTGGCGGCGGGCACCTTGAGGCGCGCGACGATGCTCGGCCAGTGGATCTCCCAATCTGGATCTGATTCCGGAACAAGTACCCCTCCTACGCTGCGTAGCAGGGCCATGATCGGGAAGTTCAGTTCCTGGCCGGGCAGAATGGTGAAGGTGGGCAGCACGGTGTCCCACACGGCGTTGCTATCGTCGGCGACGTCTGGGCCGAGGCTGGCTATGATGTGGGTCAGGATCTGGCGGATGGTGGCGTTGGTCCAGGTCAAGAGACGTGGCGCCTTCGTCTGGTGCAAGATGCCCCAGAGGTTCACGGCGTAGAGGCGGAGTGTGGATGCGCCTGGGGCGCGGTGGTCGGTGATGGATTGGACCCAGAAGGGTTGGAAGAAGGAGACGAGATCGGCGCCGCTGACGGTGTAGCCGAGGCGTACGGAGATCTGGCTGCCCCTCTTGATGGCTTGATATGCGCCGTTGCTCAGCTCGCTGGCGTACCGGCCGTCGTCGTTGCGGAGTGCCAGGTATAGTTGTCCGGGGTCTGTGAGGTGTTCTGTGAGGGACAGGTTTAGGATGTCGCCGGCGACGTTTATGCGCTGGCTGGCGCTCGGCGTCCAGACAGGGGCGCGGTAGACGGTGTTGGCGCTGCAGAGGTAATGGTAATTGATATCTGCCATGGCGCAGACGCCGTAGGCGGTGGACAGGTTATAGGGGCGTGGGAACAGGCTGATGGTGTCCCAATTGGCCGCGATCACGTGATGTAGGCGGGTGACGGCGGTGGCGCTGTTCGTCTCCAGGTAGAAGATGTAGTAGTGCTGGTCGAAGTTGAGGGCGACGGCCGGGTGGGTGAATGTGACGTCGGGATTGTCGCCGGGGAGAACGGTGGTGTAGCCGGTGAAGGCCAGGGTGTCGGGAGCGATCTGGGCGGCGTAGAGGCCATGGGCGGCGGTGATGATCGTTCTGAGGTAGGGGCCGATGCCGTCGACGGCCAGGCCGGTTATAGTACCTGTCCAGAGGAAGGTCGTGGGGAGTGGGATCCAGGGTAGGCCGTCTTCGGGCGTTTGGGTGATGGTTATGGTGGCCGTGCCGTCTGTTGTGTTGTTGTCGCCGTTGAGGACATAGAGGGTCTCGTTGCCGCTGTTAAGGGTGGCGGCGAGTGCTGTGCACGTGTGGCCGGTGGCCAGGGTGTTTACGATCTCTTGATTGCCCCAACTGGCGCCGTTACTGGTTGAGCGGTGGGCGCGGATGCTGCGGGCGTCGGCCAGGACGTAGCAGATAGCCTGAGTGTTGTAGCCGTCCCATGCCAGGGCGATCTGTGCGGTGGGGTGTACGCCGGTTGCGAGCTGCGTCCAGGTTGTCCACTGGCTCAGGGTGGCCACGTTGGTGATGCGCTGCGTGTAGAGAATGCCCGTGGCGGGGTCGACGCGGGCGCGTAGAATGGATCCATCGTAGCACATGGCGATGTCGGTGGGGCCGTCTGGTACGCTGTCGGTGACGTAGGTTGCCCAGCGTGGGCGGAAGACGCCCACGAAGCGGTCGTCGATGACGACCTGGGCGGCTGGTGTGCCGATGGCCTTCTGCTGCTGGCTCTCTAGTAGGGCGGGTAGTGTTCTCATGTCGGTTCGATTATGGGGCTATGTTGGTGCGATTTGTGGGGCGTTCTCGCTTCAGAGTTCTGACGTGTCCCAGGCGTGCAAGGTGCTGGCTGCCAGTGCGGTCTGGCGGCGTGCGTCTGCGAGCAGGGCTTGGAAGCGTGCGAGTGCGCGGTCGCCCCACGTCATATAGTCGTCGGGTGTGTTGGCGCCGGTGACCGTGATCCTCTCGGTGGCGTAGCTTTCGCGCTCGATGGCGGCATAGGCGGCGGCGCCTAGTTGGATGACTGGCTCGTCCTCGGGTGCGAGGGTCTTCACTGACTCGCTTAGTGTGTGGTTCTTGTGATACCATAGTCTGATCACGTCTCCGGCTGCCGGGGCGTCAGCGACGAGCAAGTAGAGGATGTCGTCGAGTACCTGGTAGCGCACGAGCGGCGCCGGGTAGGTGGGATCGGCGGCGACGAAGGGCCACTCCACGGCGAAGATGCTGGCGGGTCGCTGGTGGACTGCGGCGATGGCGGCCAGGCTGTAAGCTCTGATGCCGGCCGTGGCGTTTATGTTGGTGGTCGCGGTCAGCGGGCAGGCCGCGCTGAACTCGGCCAGGGCTCGCTCGATGTGGCGGGCCAGGGCCGTGTCAGTCCAGCGGTAGGCGGCGGCGTCAGTGTCGTGGAGGTCTAGCCGGAGTTGGGTTCGCAGGTCTGATAGGTATGTCGTGGGCACGGTTGGCCTCCTGTCTCACTTGCAAGGCGTCCTCGAGCGCTTCGAGGCGTATGCGGAGCGATGCGACCAGGGTGTAGACCGCTTCGATGTCAGTGGCGAGCCGATCTATGCGGCGTCCGAGCCGGAGTTCTTCGCTGGTTGGCATGGTGTGTGGTTCCTTTGTTGTTGTATCAGAAGCGGCCGAAGCATGGGCGGGTGATTGGGTTGGTGATGGGCAGCGTGTACTCCACCAGCAGCTCCGGGCGTTGTGTAATGTCGGTCGTGTCGTCAGATGAGCGGTAGTATATGTAGTTCGCATTTGCTGGCGATGCTGCTTTTAGTAGTAGGCCGACATTTGACGATTGCCATGCAGCAATAATGGAAACGGGAAGGGAGTAGGTGTGTGTCCCGGACGAGGGTGCGGTCCATGGGTAACTCGCCAGAAGAGTGTTGATATAATCTGTTTCGGCGGTGCTCAATCCTGCACTGCCCGCCCATGCAACAGTAGATGCGATCTTCCACAGCCATGTGCTGGACCCGGTTTCAGCTGCGGCGACTTTCGTCCCCTCTACCCAGCCAGAGTTGGCGGCGGCCATATCGTAGATTTGTACTGTTCCAGAGCCAAGTACCTGGGCCGCGACGGTCAAGAGCAACGAAACTGCCGAGACAGTAGCATGGATAGGGATGGTACTGATGTTGAAGGCAATCAGTACTTTGAGCGGGCCACCATAGCCAGTGGCATCATTCCGCCCAAGCATAAGCGCTGGATTGGCGCCGAAGTTGGTGTTGTTGTACGAACTGTGCCCGCTGAGTGATGTGTCTTTGCCAGCCGCCGCATCCGGCTGCAACGTCAGTGTGGGGTCAACCACTGGCTGCGCCATGTCCGTGAGCGACGGCAGTGTCAAGACAAGATACTGCTGGCCTGCTACGCTTGCAAAGTCCCAGGCTATCAGCTTTGTGTTCATCGGGTGAGCAGCATCGTAGACCATCGGCGCACGCAACTCCATCACCGGCTTGCCGTTGTCGTAGAGAACACCCGCCTTGTAGGTCAGGCCGACCAGATCAAAGGGGAAGGCGATCCGGCCCACAGCCTTTGCAGCTGCGCTCTTGAGTGGTATCTCCAGCTTGACATAGTGCCCCGCATGGACGATAGACAGGTCAGCCGCAGCGGTAGACCAGGTGATCTTGTTGGCCGTGCGTGTTGCCGCGCCCATGTTGACCTTCTGCCAGGTGCTGCCAGACGGAAAATAGGGCGCGCCGATGTCAAGATACTTCTTTGGGTCACGCGTGGGGGAGAGTCGGCGCATGCCGTCGCCGCCCGCATACATGATGATGGGCGCCCGCGTGACAATATGCGGCCAGGTGGCGTCACCGGCAACGACGTCGAGCACGTTGCGCTTGAGGACGCCGTCCTCGGGGTAGGCGATGGCGCGTATGTGCTGCGTGTGGCGGTAGCCGCCCGTGATGTTGTCAAGCTCGGTGTGCGTGGATATGAGCATGGTTAGGCCTCGCTGTGGTAGCAGGCGGTGATGTAGACGTTCCCGCTGGCGCTGGCTTTGCCGTAGAGTGCCTTGTCGGCGGCGTCGCCCTTGAGGGCGTCGCGTAGAGTGATGGGGACTGTGGCGTTGGCGGGTAGGCGGACGGCGGCCAGGACGTTGTTGGATGTCTCCATTTGGATGGTGAACAGCATGGCGGTATCGGTGCTGACGAGAATATCGTCGGCCACGATCTTGTTTCCGGCTGTGGGGGCGGCGGTGATGGCGGCGGCGGTGGTCATGTCGGCGCTGGTTGTATAGGTTCGTGTGGGTGTCCAGGATGGGCCGCCGTCTGTGACGGTGTCCGTGACGTTGTTGTTGCGGATTGTGGCTGTCATGGGTTGTCTCCTGTATGTGCCGCTTGCTCGCGGGCGCGGCGCTGGTTGGCTCTGACAATGCCGCGATCTTGGCCCAAGTGTGCGCCGACGCGGTGGGATAGTTTGAGCAGGTTGTCGGCGAAGATGGCGATATCGGCTTCGGATAGGGTGGCGGTGCGTGCGCCTTCGATGTCCACGACCTTTATTGCGGTGATGGGGGCGTGAATGGACAGCATGGCCCGGCCGCAGGGGCAGAGCATGACCGCCTCCAGGATGTTGTCGGGACGTGCGACGCACCAGCTGCCCGTTAGCTTGCGTGGCCAGGGGGTCTGGCAGTGTGGGCAGCACTCCCTGCGGTTGCATGGTTGGGGGGTGGTGGTTCTCAACTAGAATCTCCCCTCGTTCTGATATGGTCGTGTGCCGGGAATGCTGGCGGCCGCTGGCAGGATGACGGCGCCCTGGGCGGCGTGGGCGCAGAGGGCCAGGGACATGAGAAAGTCGTCGTGGCCGTCCTTCTCGTCAACGTAGAAGTTCATGGTCTGTTGCGCCCGCATGTCGTAGCGGGCGGCCTTCAGCTGACGCCAGCACTCCGTGATGGTGTCGTGGTCGGCGTTCTGGGTGTAGATCTTCAGGCGGCCGCCATTGACGGCGGAGAGCAGGTTGTAGCCCAGCCGGCTCTTGCTGGGGGTGGTGAAGACGAATTGCTCGACGACGTGCTCGCCCAGGGCGGACTGCAGGAATGAGGCGACGCCTGCGCCGACGCCTGAGGCGTCCACGGCCACGCGCTGGCATCCCCACACGGTGCGTAGGATGTCCAGGAGTGTGGAGTAGAGGTCGCGGTGCTTGCGGCCCGTCCAGTAGTAATGCTCAACGACGGTACAGATGGGTTCCTGCACCAGGTTGTTGACGGTGGTATAGTCGAGCTCGGCGATCGTGACGACGACGGAGTCACGGCGTGGCTGGATGGAGCGGAGGGCAGCGTCGGCTTCCTGCTCACTCTCACCGGCCAGGTCGATCCCGGCCACGTAGACCTTGTTGGGTGTGGGTTCGCTCTGCCGGCTGTGGTGGCCGTGTAGTTGCGCCAGGTGCTGCGGTGATAGGAAACGATCCTGGGTGTTCAGGGTTTGGAGGCGGTATTGAGTGCGGAAGAGGGGGTGATCCTCGCCCAGGCGGAGGCGCTCGCCTTCCACGGCGGCGCGGTACTCCGGGCTGATGTCGGCCAGGACTTGCCAGTCATACTGAAAATGGCGTTGTGTGCCGTCCTTCAGCTGAAGGTCTTTGTTTGTGGCGATCTGGTGCTCGAGCAGTGTGTCGCCTGTCCAGGCCGTGCCGTACATCACGGTTGTGGCGTTGGTGCTGCTGGCCATCGGTCGGAAGGCCTTCGTATAGTGCGCCTCGTCGAAGTCCTGCGCCTCGTCGACCTCGAGGAGCATGTCGGCTGTGAGGCCCACGACCTGGGACATAGGGCTGCCGGACACGAAGAGGCAGTGTGCCTTGCCCAGGGAGATGCGGTAGCCGTCTGCTGATCGCCAGTCGAAGCGGTTCAGGGGGTTGTTCAGCAAGGTCAAGAGACGGAGTTTGCTGTTGACGGTCTGCGGCTGGTAGGTGGGGGCGGTCTTGATGATCGTGCCGCCGCGCTGCTGGTAGCGGTTCAGCAGGTAGGTTTCCAGGTGGCCCGATGTCTCGTTCTTGCCCATCTGGCGGGCAAACATGAGAGTAAAGGTCAGGCCCTGGCGTTTGGTGACGCTCTGGATGATCGCCTGCAGGGGAGCGAGCTGGTAGGGGCGTAGGGGGCGCGAGAGAATCTGCTCACTGAAGAGCTCGGGGGATCTGAGTATTTTGAGCATGGCGCTTTCGAGTGGGGTCATTGGGGCTTCTCCGTGGCCGCGGGCGTTGACGGCGTTGACGGTGTTGACGGCGCGGGCGCCGGCCGCGGCGTGTCGGGCAGATCTGCGAGCTCGCTGATGGTGGCTGGCTCTTTCTCCTCGGCGAATTTGTACAGCCAGGAGCGGGCGGTCTCTGGTTTGAGAAGGCCGCGGTCGATGGCGTCGCCCAGGGCGCCCATCGCGTCGCGGATGGCGACGGCGAGGAGTTGGTTGTCGCTGTTGGTGATGTCGGGCATAGCGACGGTGATGGAGTAGGGGTGCACGCGGGTTGGGAAGCGGCGTTTGATCACGGTCTTGATAATGTCCGTTACAATGAGCTGAGCGGTCAATTGGCGGTTTTCGAAGTGGCGGCGGGTGGGCTCGCCCATCTCCTTCGCCGTCGCGCGGGTGGCGCTCTCGCCTTCCGCCAGGAAGTGGAGGGGTACGCCGACGCCTGCGGCGATCATGAGGCGAAGGGCGTGGCCGTCGCTCTCGGCGTCCCCGGCGTTGATCTGGGGTTGGATGGCAATCCACGTCTCGGCCTCGTTGTGGACCATGATACTGCCGGGGGTCGGGGCTGCGGCCAGGTCGGCCCTCTTCTTGTTGATGGTGGCCTGGGTTGCTCCTTGCAGGGTGACGTCCCAGAGGTAGGAGCCCTTGTACTTGTTGATGATGACCCGGTCGGTTAGCCAGTCCTTATAGCGTCGCAGCCAGGGTAGCACGGGCACCAGGTCGCCTTCGCCCCTCGTGACGCCTGATGGCCGGTTGATCGTGTAGTGGTGCATGTCCTCGGCGGTCCACCAGCGATCGGTGGTCAGTTGGGTGATGCTGTCCTTGGCGTTGGTGGTGTGGCTGATCTGGTGGTAGCGGGTGGCCTGCTCGATGTCGTTGGGTGCGGTGTCGATCTCGTTGATCAGGGTCGCGGGTACGGTGCGGATGTAGCTCATGTTGTCGAACTGGTTGGTATGGAAGGTCAGGAACAATTCGCCATCGATGGCGAGATCGAGCATCATCTGCTGCAGCCGGCTGTCCATGTGGTTGAGGCGGTGTGTCCAGAAGTCTTGGACGAAGTCGTGGATCGGCTTCGGTTGTACGGTTACGCTGATGCCCTTACCGAGCACGTAGTCGTTGGCGAGTTGGACAATGCGCGAGGCTAGGGGGTTGGTGCGGTAGGCGTCGAGCGAGTCGATCTGGTTCTGTCTGTGGTCAAAGTATGGGATGTCGAGGGTGCCCGTCATCGACAGGCTGCGGTAGTAGCGGTCGCTGTCGGCGGTTGCCTCGGTGATGCGCCGGCTGATGTAGTTGCCTGCGAGTCGCTCGATGATGCGTTCCGTGAGGGTCATTGTGTAGCCTCGTCGGCGTCCAGTTGGTTCAGGGCTGCGAGTAGTGCGAGTCTGACAGCGTCGTCGGGTTTGGTCTCCAGGCGTTTTAGTGCGAGCTCTAGGATCGCGATGGCCTTGGCGGCGTCGATGACCTGGCCCATGTCCGGGTCGTCAACCGCTTCGCTCGCCTCGTCGTCCCACACGTGGCGGTGGAGCAGGGAGCGCAACAGGGCGATCTCGTCGCGCAGGCTGGGCAGGTGCTTGAGCAAGGCGTTACGTTCTCGCCTGGTTAGTGCATCATCGTAGTATGTCATAGGTGTTGGTGGGCCGTGCAGCTGGCGGCGGCGGCGCCTGCTGCACGGCTTGAGAGAGGAGGGTGGGACGGTTTAGGTGACGACGGCGCCATATGCGCCCCGGTAGTCCACCCATCCGGCGCCGAGGAACCAGCGCACTTTGTACGTGATCGCGTCGTAGGTGAACATCGAGCCGTTCAGTGGGTCGTCCTGCACGAGTAGTTCGGGTGCGTCCTGGCCGTTGAGATAGCAGACTTCGATCAACTCGACCTGGCCGGGATCAGCCAGCAAGTACCAGTTGTCGGTGTCGGTGAACTGTGGCACGACGATCGGCGTGAAACGCCCCTGCAGTGGGTTGGCGTCGTTATCCGCCATGCCTGGTTTCAGTTGGGAATACGCCAGCGTCCACGCTGTGTATTGCAGATCGGGCGGAATGAGGAGCCACTTACCGACCAGGCCCATCCGTTTTGAGGCTGTGTCGGTCATCTTGGAGAGAGCGACCAGGCCGGCCGTCAGGGTGGTGGCGTCGAGGGCCGTGGCGCCCAGGTTCGATTGGTGGTGGCTGTTGTCGAAGATGTGGTAAGTGTCGACCAGGGCGGGGCCGGTGCCGGATGTGTCGGTGAAGAGGGCGCTGATCAGCTCATTGATCGTGACGCCTGCGGCGCGGGCGAGCTTCTTGGGAATAGAGAGGACGGCGCGCAGGTCGTCGTTGATGATTGTTTCGAGGGTCACGTGCACCGCAGAGCCTTTCTTCAGTGGTGTGATGGTCTCGCTGACGTCGTCCCAGGCCAGGTTGACGAAGAGGCCGTCCTCTGCCACCGTTGGCAGCACGGCGAAGTCGTTCAATTTGACGCGGGTCTGTGCTTTGACGTTGGATATCGACGTCTCCACGACGATTGGCTTCCACCATTTGGGTTGATCGGCGAAGTCCTTGAGCAGGCGTTTGGCCATGCTGGTGCCGACGATGCCGGCCATGATGCTGGTGGTGACCTCGTCCGCCTCTTGGATGCGGGTGTTGCGCTCCCAGCCGAACTTGTCCACGAATCCGGCGGCCCGGAAGAGCTCGAGCAAGCCGTGGGGGCGTGGGGTGCTCTGGCGTTGGGCGTCTGTGAGTGGGTTCTCGAAGAGGAGGTCGACGGCGTTCTGGATCCGGTCGTGCTTGCCTGCGCCGACCTGGCCGCGAGGGGCGCCGGAGTTCTGGATGGTGTCCCCGGCTGTCAGGCTGCCCACGAGTGTGCGCATAGAGGTGATGGCGGTGTCGAGCTCGGGGGCGTCGTAGATGCGTCCGACGAAGGACTCGGCAATGTGGTGGCGGGCTGTCTCTGGCAGGTTGCTGGCCTGCAGGCGCGAGGTCAGCAGATCGCCTGAGAGGGCAAGGCGGGTCTGTCTGATCGCCTCGGCGTCGGCGGCGGCCTGGGCGCTTGCGGCGATCGTGGCAGCCTCGCTGATGGGGACGCTGGTGGCCGCTGGCGGTGTGACCGTGGGCGGTGTGACGGGTGGCTCTGGCATGGTATTCTCCTCTTGCTGTTGCTCAAGTAGGCGGTCAAGTGTGCCGCCTGCGCTGGGGCGAAAGACGATATCGACGCTGTTGACGTGGGTAATGCGCTCGATGGTGTGGGTGCCGGGTGTGACGTCGGCCATGATGTCGCATGACAGGCCGATGTGGGGGGTCTGGATGCCGGCCGCGTAGTCCTCGAGGACGGAGGTCACGAGCTGGCCGATGTCCCCATCGAGCAGGCGCATGACGGCCGTCAGGGTCTCGTCGTGGACTCTGACGTCGTGATAGCTGCCGACGATATCCCGTATGGAGCGGTGGGTCTTGGCGTGGTCGCAGAAGGCCGTTGCCCCTTCGAAGAGGGGGGCGGCCTGCTCCAGGACTGCGGGCGGGTAGAGCCAGCCGTTGTCGCTCTTGCCAGCTCGCAGGATGGTGACCGCGACGTTGCGGGGCTGGAGTTGGGACTGGATATGACCGGTTATCTCCTGAATGCGCTGTGGCGGCATGGTTCTCTCCGTTTGGTTGGCGTTGGCCGGGGCTGCGTGCACTGGCTGCGGCGACAGCCCCGGCGCTCTTAGGTATCGGTGGTTAGTTGGCGCTGACGGCCGTCTCGTACCAAACATTGGTGGCGCAGATCAGTGACAGGGTGTCATACTGGCCGATGGCCACCGCTGCGGTCAGGTTGACGTTGGTCGAGTCGGCCAGGGTTACCGCAAAATTGGCCGTGTTGTAGAGGATGAGGATCGTCCCGTTGGTGACGCAGGCGGAGAGGGTGGGCGTGACGGCTGCCGCTGGCGTCATGATGATGAAGCTCGACGTGGGGGTGATGACTCCGGCGTCGGTGGGGATCGAGGCCTGCGCGCCGAGGATCACGAGACCGTTGTGGGTGGCGACGCCGGTGACGGTGCTTGCGCCGCTCACGGTGCTGGCTCCGGTGACGGTGACGGCGCCGGTCACGCCCAAGGTGCCACCGACAAAGGAGTTGGCGACAGTGTTCTCGCTGCCACTGTGGGTGACAAGGCCGCCCACGGTCGTGGCCCCGGTGACGGTGACGGCGCCGGTCACGCCCAAGGTGCCACCGACAAAGGAGTTGGCGACAGTGTTCTCGCTGCCACTGTGGGTGACAAGGCCGCCCACGGTCGTGGCCCCGGTGACGGTGACGGCGCCGGTGACGCCCAGTGTGCCGGCCGTGTAGAGGTTGCCGCTGACGTCTTTGACCGTGAAGACGCCTGAGTCGGCGCTGATGCCCCCGTTGGCAGTCAGGGCGCCGGCGATCAGGGTGGCCCCGGCGGCGCTGACGGTAAACTTGTTGGTGTCAACGGCGATCCCTGCGTCGGCATTGACGGTGCCGGTGAAGGTGCTGGCGCCTGTCCATACGGCGTTTGTGAAGGTCATACCGTGCAGGGACGTGATGCCGGTCACGGCGAGGGTGCCAGCCACCACGGTGTTCCCCGACGTCTCGGCGACGGTGAAGTTCCCGTTGGCGGCCGATAGGCCGCCTGTCCAGTGGGTGACGCCGCGTGCGCCGATGGTGCCGGGGTCGGACCAGGGGTTGTAGGTCGCGATGTCATAGCCGGCAGCGAGCAGGACGATGGCGGCCAGGACAACGAGCAGGACGATGGGCAGTTTGGCTTTCATTTCTCTCTTCCTCCTGATATACTGTATAGGTAGGGCTTTTGCGTTTGTCAAGTGCTTGTGCGATCTGGCACAGTGTTGGCGGGATCCCGCCTGCCGCTTTACAATGGTACTGCCCGAGTACCAGGTGTTTGTGCGATCTGGCACAAGCACGAGCTGCACGAGACTTTCAGTGTACAGTGTGGCTGCTTGGAGTGATGCGATATGAAGCTTTGGGTATCTGACGAGTTGGCTTTGGCCCGGGTGTTGGGTGGTCGGCGTCGTCCTCGCCGGTCGTGTGACGTGGCGGTTGGGCGCTGGCGGCTGGACGTGCGGCGTCGGCGTCGTCTGGCGTGTCTGCGGTGGGTGTGGGATCTGGCAGAGCGATCTGGTGACAGTCCCAGCGCGGTCGTTGTGCACGTGTCGGATCTGGATCGGTGGGTGGTGGTGATGACGCTGGAGCAGTGGCGGGATCTCGCTCGGCGCGCCGGAGATCTCGCTTAGCGTAGGTCATTTCGACGAGGCGGGCGCAACCGCGGGCGTGTGAGGCGGCGACGCCTGGGGGTAGGGGCATGGGTTTGCGTTTTGCCAGGGGGATGAAGTGCTCGCCTGGGTAGCGCAGTGGGCAGAGGCGCTTGCAGATGTAGTCGGGGCGCAGGCCCAGGCCGCTGGGTGTGGGCGGTTGGGGGTGGTGGCGGGTCGGAAAGTCGGTGGTGCGCTTGCTGTCGCCGTGCTTGGCGGTCATGGTGAATCCTCCAGTCCTGGCAGTTTGGGCTGCCAGCGTCCGTAGACGCGTAGGATGCGCGTGGGGCGGTCGTGCTCCAGGTGGCAGGCCTGGCAGAGTGCGGCCAGGTTGTCGTCGGTGCTGTGGGTGGGGTCGTGGTCGAGGTGCGCGACGGTGAGTACCACCAGGCTGCCGGTGCGTGGGTGGGGTTTGGCGTGTTCCGCGCCGCAGCGTTCGCAGTGGCCACGGGCGCGGCCGAAGCGGATACGGTTGCTAATCTCTGCCCAATTGGGCGGGTACAGTTTACGGTTCTCGGGTCTGATCGGCATCGTCCCATCCTGCTAGCCAGTGTGCATCGGGTTCTGGCAGTTGCTTCCCCTGCAGTGGGAAGATTGCCATGAGGCCGATCTCCGGCTGTCGCTGTGTGGCGATAAGCATCATGTTGTAGAAGTCGGCAGGCGCCAATCGGCCGCCGCCCTCGACTCTGTCCAGGAGGCGCGCGAGGGCGGGCAGGGGGCATCGCGGTCCATAGATCCAGGGTAGGAGATCGGCAGCGATGGTGTCGGTGGCGCCGAACTCGTTGGGGGACACGCTGCGCATGTGTTGGATTGTGGCCATCATCACGCGGAGGTAGCGGACGGCGTCATGCTGAGTCATTGGCGGTCTCCGTGGGTGGTAGCCATGGGTCTGGTCCTGCGTCCGGTGCGTTGATGTTCGGGGCGACGGATTGCCAGGTCGATTCGTCTTCGAACAGCCATGCGTCCTCGTCCATGGCGGTGGGTGGTTGGCCCGTGATGTCGCGCCAGATGTCGTCGAGCAGGGTCAGGAGTGCTCTGAGTGCGTGCATGCTGCCTCCTTTGGTGGCGGGTTGGCCGCCCTTTCTCCCTTTCTTTACTCTTTCTTTAGATGTGCGCTCTAATGAGATGGTCACTGCTGGTATAGCTGCTATACCAGGGTGGTATAGCAGCTATACCAGGGTGGTATAGCTGCTATACCAGGGACGGGAGCGGTGGTTGCGCTGGGTTGGTGGGTTCGCCTGGCTGTAGTCTGATGGCGGTGTCCTCGGTCAGGTTCAGGCGCCACTGGCACGTTGGGTAGCGGCGTGTTCGTGTGATCATGCCCGCGGCGCGTAGGCGCTGCAGGGTTTTGCTCACGGTGATGCGTGTTAGGCCGGTTGCGCGCTCGAGGTCGGTCAGGCTGGCCTGGCAGGTGGTGCGGTGGTAGCCGAGGGTATACCTGACCATGACTAGCATGATGCGGATCTCCGAATCTGAGAGAAACGGGATGGCGGCGAAGAGGTCGTTGGGCGTCTGGGTGTACGTTGGCTGGGTGAATCCGTACCCGCGCAGGGCGGGTAGCAGGCTGTCCGGCTTGATGGGGTTGGGGGCGGGTGTCATTCTGGTGTTCTCCGGTGGCGCTGGTTGAGGATCGTGACGGGCAGCTGCTGGCGTCCGAATGCGAGCGCCTTGTCGAGGTCGGCCATGAAGATGTCCAGGTGTGACGTTGTGGGGCAAGCGCCCGGGTCCGTGTCGTCGGGGTCGACGATGCAGCCGCCTCGGTCTGTGACCAGGCATGGCGTCCCGGCGACGATGACGAGCGCGCCGATGGGGAGCCATGGCCCGGCCGCGCACATGCCGGGGGTGGGGGGTAGGCCGCTGAAGGTCAGGCCGGTGCCTCCCCCCTCCCCCAGGGTGTAGGCGGTGATGGTCAGGGTTATGAGCAGTGTGGCGATCATGGTAGGACCAGCGAGAGCGCGATGATGGCCAGGTAGGCGAGGGCCAGGGCCAGGAATCCGTAGCATAGGCGGTCGGGTGTGCTTATCACCTTACCCTCCGTTCAATGGTCGTCTTGTCGAGCAGCGCCGAAGACCGGCCGATCTTCTCACGCATCCGCGTGATGCCGCAGCGCAGATTATCGGGAATGGTCCTCACTGGACAATTGCCCACATGATAGGGGCAGTACGCGGCCCACCGATACCGTGGGATGCTCTGATACGGTTGGTACTGAAAGAGCCAGCCGTCGAGTACGCCCTGGAGCATGAGGTCGGCGTGGCTGTCTCGATGCTCGATGGTGAGGGCACACGTGTCACATCTGGCCTGCCACACGTGGACGACTGTGATCATTTCGGTTTCTCCGGTTCTTTGGGTGGCGGTGTGGG